ATCAAAGTTAGGTTCATCACACTGAAGTAATCTATATTTCTTATTCTTATAATGTACCCATACATCTGTCTCATGAGCCCAGAAGAATCTATCAAAGTTAGGTTCATCACACTGAAGTAATCTAAGCACAATTTCGTATGCTTTATCTCTGAATTGAGGATGTTGGTTAATATCAAAGGCACTAAAATCACCAGCTATATATCCCTGTAATTGAGGTTGATACAGGTAGTTAAGCATAGTATTAAAGTCCTTACTATATTGGTTCATCCCAATTGCATGAGGTAAACGCGACCAATTGTTCTTAATTGCAGTGAACAAATGAGCAGTCCTTTGACGGAAATATATCCAAAAAGTCATTGGAGTAGAGTATATTAATCTGGTAGCGACATTAGTGATCTTAGCTTGTTTTACAGGTTCAGGTTTAGTGTACACTATCATTTCTGATGGTATTATTTTACCGGAAGTCTGAATCTCATCAATTCTACGTAATTCTTCTGATATTTCATCTGATGGCTCATAACGACCATTCACAAACAAAAGAAAATCTTTCTTTTTCTTTTTACTTGGATGGTTAACATATGGGTATCCAGCTGAACTATCCATTACCATAGGATCAATTTCTCCAGGTATTCCATTTATTGCTTCACTTACTGAAATCTTCTTATATCGATATAAATCAAGTTTAGATGACCATAACGCATATAATTCTTCTCCAGCTAAGTTTAGAGATAAAACTCCATCAGAAGATAATGTTGGTAGCTGTATGTTGGATAATCTTGTAAGTCCGTTAATCGTTGGATCAATTCCATGCGCACGAGGATCATTAGCTGAAAGAATAGCCATTTCACGATCAGATTTCAGATAATCTGGAATAAGATGGGAAAATGGTGTTCTCTCATATGGTTGTGTGTCTGAAATATGAACCACTTCTTCACGACTTAACGAATTTACTTGAGTAAGCATTTGTGTTTTAGGTTGTGCATCAAGAATATACTTAATATCTTCTTCATACACAAGTGATGCATAGGCTGTAGGTTCTACGTACATAAGACCAGCAGTTCCAGCAACATGTATTCCTAAGAAAATATTTGGATAAAATTTTGAAGTTGATATTAAGGGTAAACCACAATCACCTTTCACTGTTTGTATATGGGTAGCCCATATTTCTTTGTGCGAGTAATTGGATTTAGATTGAATATCAGCATAAACAATATTCTCTTGGAGAACAGATGTTGAATGGATCTGTTTGCCTTCTTTACACAGAACTGTGTCACATGAGGTTGGTATTCGTCCATGAATGGAAAAGAATTTATCAAGTTTCTTCTCTCCTATTGGCAGTCGAGTGTCTCTCAGAATCATAAAACATAGGTCTCTTTCTGGTGATTGAAAAACATCAATCAGAGTAGGATCAAGATCTATTTTCATATCATTCCAAGATATACTAACATGCCGAGGAGGGTCACTTGTAATAATACCATGGTAATGAGTGACATATATGTTTCCATAAATCTGAACAATATTTGTTTCTCTCGTATCTATATTTAAACGAAATACAGATGGAGAGCTTACAGATATGTTAGAAGTATGTTGACCATATGTCGCCCATCTTGCCATAGTTGATTGAGTGGGAGGTTGATAAATTCTAGACTTAGCTTTAACACTACGTATACTAGCATTATCAGATTCCGCTGACTGAGTTTTTGGTTTCTGTTGAAAATGTCGAAATGAAAAATATCCAATCACACCTGCTAAAAGCAAATATGAAGCATATTTGGACAAAGTCAACCAAGGAAAAACATAGTCAGGAGAATCATCAAATTCATAGGACAGTGAATATATCTCTGCTAGAGACATGCCACCTAAACGTCTGAGTATAAATAGTGGTTCTGCTTTGTATTCTTCCAAATCTGTCAAATCGATAGGGGATATATCTCTTGGACTAAATGTTGGTATAGTTCTTAAGACATTGGTTTTTGTCAAATTGGAAAGATACACGCTTCGTGGGCAAAGTGCGTCATGTGTTTTTGAAAACATCTGTGGTTGTATTTCTAAAGGATAAGGAATACCCTGAATATGCTCATCAATTGGCCTGAGAGGTTGTGGAATATCCACTCTATTTCTCACCAGGAGATTGTTTCGCATATTGGCTTCATTCGTGGCTAAGATTTGAAGATTACGATGATCATTCATGATTCTACGACCCATATCTACTATTGCTGAATACGTATATATGTCGTTTTCATGAGGAACATTGTTATCTCTAAATCTTACCCAAGGGTATTTGTTAGGTATATCACCTGCTTCCATTGCAATTGCGTGAGTTGTTG